TAGCGACCTGATGTTTCAGTTCATTAATTTCATATTGTTCCCTACTTTTAACATATGGCATTCTCTTATTCCGAGCAGCATATTCCATTTTTTCCTTTTTCTTTTTTTCTCTAGCTTCTTTACGAAGTGCTTCCCGGTGTTTGAGAATTTGTTCTTTAACTCTAATATCTCTTTTCTTATTCATTAGTAATTACCCCTTCTAATATCAGGCATGTTCATATCTCCCCCGCCTTGGTATAATAATTTAGGTCTTCCATTAACATCGTTCTGTACTTGATTGATCAAGTTTCCAAAAGTCAATCCTCTTTGCTCAGGTTCAAAATTAACAGAAGATATCTTCACTTGTTTGCCTTCGTCGTCAATGGTTGAATAATTAATTCCAGGAAGTTCTTGAACCATTCCTTCTACGTTTATTCTTTGAACCGCAGTTTCTTCCCCAACAATCGGGTATCTTTTCTTAGGTGTCATCTTAATTCCTTTATTGGCAAGGAATTGTAAATAAGATGCATTAGCATCAAATATCTCATATCTGGAAGGAGTTTGAATGGAAGTTGATTGTCTTGGCGGCTTTGCAACCGGCGACGGAACAACAAGATCATTCAAAGGAACATCTTTAATTTCCTCTTCCTCGATCACCTTGATGCCCGTTTGATCCAAAACAAACTTCTTGTTCTTGATCAAAATCCCACCATTAGTTTCCTTGAAAGATATCTTCTTTTTCGCAAACTCATAGATATGGACATTCTTTACAAGAATGTCTCTACGGGACAACTGCTTCATTACTTGAATCGCCAATTGTTCTAACGATGTATCTTCATACATATCACCAACTCTTCTCTTCATCTCTTTAAGGCTGGTCAAATCGTAGTCAGAATTCTCTGACCGTTCATAAAACTCATACAAAATTTCGAAGCCCAATGTCCACCTCCTATTTAAATAAATTAGTCTTAAACCTATATAATCATATGTCAATCATTGATTTTTTCAAAAAGTTGTTTGGATGCGAATGTAATGATCACGGTCATGTACATTTAGCATATGGCAAACATGAAATCAAGGTGAAGACCAGATGTCATCCTTGCAAAGTTTATCTATCCACCAGTTGTTGCAATCACCAAGTTTGTGGAGATGAAACTACGTTGGCCGGGTCAGTATCTGGAAGGCATCATTTTATTTTGTTTGCTGATGTGAAATCTAATTCTTGTACTATTCATTGGATCGCAGAAGAGTGTGGTGAGTGTTGTAATTGTTGTTGATTATTTAACTATCAATCCAACTCCGTATCGAGTTCTAACCTCGAACTTCTCCCTATTTTTAACCTTTGTAAAATCGTTAAACGCTCTTTTATTATTAGTATCCCATTTGAGTCCGTCCATACATAGAATTCCGTTGGGTGTTAAATATTCCCAAATTAAATTAAGCCTAGCCATGTGTTCATCGTAGGCGATTTTACAATCGTAGATTACCAAATCCCACTTTTTAGATGTGAACTCATCTGAGAACCCACCGAAACAATTGCCATAATAAATATTAAACTTCTCGTTATAGACTCTCAAGATGTTTGATTTTGCTAATCTGGGAGAGTAATATTCACCACCCGTTTCCTGAATGCTAGTAAAATGTTCCGCTTTGTTTCCCATTAAACAACAAACGGCTGAAAGACCAATCCCCACGCCGAAAATAGCAAGATTTTTTGCCTTGACTTGATTGCCTAAATAATAGTAGAATGGCATATAATTAGGATCAACATAAGCATGACTCTTTCTAGCATCGTCGTCAATAAAAGAGAACTTGCCCAGAAGTATCCTTGCTGGGATGGTTTGCTTATTCAGCTTATCTTGGAGTTTTTTTGTGTCTAAGGTCATCATTGCTGGTTCTCGGCGTTTTCCTTCCCTTGATATTAATGAGTACAAGGATTGGGGAATTCATTATAATAAAGTATATCCTATCTTAGAAACTCTAATACTAGAATCAAAACTAGAAATTACTGCGGTCGTTTCTGGCAAGTGTTGGGGCATGGACGAATTGGGTGAACTTTGGGCTAAAAATAACAATATTTCCGTTCTTTCCTATCCGGCCGATTGGAAGAAATATAGCAGAGCGGCCGGTCCAATCAGGAATGCTCAAATGGGCGAAGTCGGCGATGCACTTATTTGTATTTGCACTTTCGGCAGTCGAGGTTCTAACAATATGATTGATATTATGAAGAAACTTGGTAAACCACATTGGTTCAAATATTTAGTTTAGCAATGTCAATAATTTTTATTCGATCTTCTCCTATACACGTTTCTATTTTTGTCGGAGAAAATATGTAAAGACAATTAGACTCTCTCCAAAATTTCCATATTCTATTATCGGATGATTCTAAGTATAGAACTTCTTTGACTTTTTTAGCAAAACCAACATACTCAATCGACCGCCAAGCATTAATGACTTCCAACATGATTTATTCCCATTTTTTCTTTCCTTCAATCCAAACTTCGCCAGCAGGGATACATTCCCGACATATATCTAACACACATCCATTAATGCAAGCACCTACGTAAGTTTCTCTTGTATAGGGCTTATTACAATTAGGACAAGTGGTAGTAATAGTTATTTTTTGACTTGCCGCTTGCCAACAATCACACCAAACGATGCTACCACCCAGAACAGTTCCAAACGGAGGGAGCGAAGGATCAGCAGGCATTGTTCCCATTCCTCCGCATTTTGGACAATCGGGCATTGGTTGTTGGGGTTTGCTATTCAAAAAATCATACACGTTTTTCATTGTGATCCTTTCCGCATTTTTTACAAACAAAATCGTGTTCACATCGGTCTTGAATCTTCTTGATGTTTGATGGGCCTTTGCAATCGCAAATACTAACACTACAACCACTGCTTATGGGGATAGTTGTTCCGGGGTGATATGGCATTTGTCTATATTCTTTATAAATCGATCCTGACCCTCCACATTTAGGGCAGTCTGGGTCAGCGGGGTATTCTATAAAATACATATTATTCCTTTTAAATCCCCACCCACCCCGCTGAGACTTTAATGGGGTTCAAGCGGTTATGGGTGGGGCAAAATATTTAGAAAGCCCACTCACCTTGCACCTTATTACAAAAAGGAGTAACCCCAGACGAGAGTATTGATCTTTTCAGGTGAGTGGGCATATTATTATATCATTCATTTCATAAATTTCAATACCACTGTAATAAATATGTCATGAAAAGCTTAAATGAATGGTTGCAAGACGAAAAAGGTGTAGAACTCAAGCCTAAAGAACAATGGATGCAAACTCAGGATATCGACATGGTCGAAGTCCAAATGGGCATGTTAGTAGATAAAGTTAGTGGAATTTTATCTACTGTGAGCGAAGACCAAAAATCTGCAATCATCAGTAAATTCATTAAAGAATTAAAACAACTTTGAGAAGAGTGCGAATCCAGTGTTCTTTTATTCTCAATCTCCTAAAAGGAAATAATTCAATCCGAATAGGAAATGTAATCTATTGCCTTAAAAATTATAGACTTTAACTTTTATTAAAAGACTTGTCTACTTCGGAAAATAAGTTATCGACTATTTTGATTGCCATATCTGACACTTGCTTGTCATCATATCCTCGACGAACTAATGCTGCTGCTATCTTAGCAGCATATTTTAGTTTAGTAAATTTCATATGAGCAAAAGGATCAAAAGCATCCCATTTTTCATTCATGTTAAAACTCCGATTTCTTAACAGTGCTATAAATCTTATCAAGTTCTTTCCTGAGATTATAGCAAGTTTGCATTGCATCTTCATGGGCTCTATCCATACTTCTCAGAAAACCCCACAACGAATCTACATGATGCCCACTAATCCTTATCTTTTCTGCCAACTCTTGAACTTCTGGATCGCCCTTCACTTTCGCTTCCACTAACTTATCACTCCCGCCCATACCTTCTTTGATTGAAGCGAATTTTTCAGATGAGACTGCGTCATGTTTATCTTGGAACTTTCCGTGAATGTATTTGGCTTCTGCATGTTTCTGCATGTAATAATCATACAAAGCCGCATATTTTTGCAGAAATTGATTAATTGTTGCGTCAGTGAATTTCAGGAGTTCGGGGTCTAATTTAACTTCCTCATTACCTATCTTAATTGTTTTCATGATCTATTCGGTTTAAACTCCTTAATATTTTTTCCAGTTTCTTCAACCGCCTTAGTTGTATATTGATTAAGTATAGAATGATATTCTTCTTCGCTTATTGCTCTGATATCCAAAGTTTCCTTATTTTGCTTGAATGGAAAAGTTAATCTGCTCTTTCCATCTCTGTGCTTAGCAATAAACAGTCTGCCTACATTCATGGCTTTCTCGTTAGGACGTTGGTTAAGTGTCCATAAGGCATCCAACGGTCTGATTTGTCCATAACTATCACCAATGGCATCATCATCAATTACACTATCTTCTTGTTGTTCTCTACCTCTTCGGTTGGGTTGAAGTGCAGTGAAAGTACAATGTTGTTCTTCAACACTAAATCCTCTCAAGTCTCTCACCAACCGTTGACGACTCTCATAAGTTTTAACACCTTCGAAATCTTTCATTTCGCCAATATAGTCCACAATCAACAGGTCGGGCTTGAAGCCATAGAGTTGCATTTGAGCCATATATGCTCGAATGGTATCTACGTTGCAAGTCCCGGCAGGGAATTGTTTGATAATCAACCTTCTCTTGTCGTCATGATCTTTGACATGATCAGCAAGTGATTCCATCACATACTTCCTACGCTTCTCAATCTCGAAAATTGGCGTGAGGGCTAGTTGGGCATCAAATCTTCTAGCAATCTTATCCTGATCCATTTCTAGGCTAATGTAAAGAACTTTCTTGTTTCTCAAAAGATTATGAACGGCAACCTTAGAAAGACAAATAGACTTTCCGCCGCCGCTCATCGCCATGAATGCTCCCATTTCGCCCCTACACAATCCTCCCATTGACAAGTTATTATCGATGATACTCAAGCCAGTAATGAAAACTTCCTTATTTTCTTTCTCTACGTCCATCCTTTTATAGCGTTCTTCTACTGTTTGGAAGTAATCTAGCCCGACATCAAAACTTCTGTCAATCGAGAGTGCTTCCCTGAAAATAGAACTGATCTTAGACCACTTATCTTCTTGGTTTCTTTCCAAGATATCCAAAGTCATACTGACCGCAGAACGCATGGCTTGTTCTTTAGCAAACTCAGCGATCTTGTCCAAACATGCTTCTCTAGACTCCAACCCAGAAACATATTGACTAACAAGGGTTTCTAATGTCCCTTGGTAATAAAACAACTGTGGGTCGGTCTTCTTGCGTTCTTTGATTTCGTTAAGAATAGTGAATTTAGGAGGAGTTTGTTTGTACTTGTTAAAGTAGTCAAAAAGAACTTCGCAGATCAACTCATGTGCCTTATCTACAAAATATTTTGGTTTAATTAGTTGCATGCTTTGTATTAAGAAGACTTTGTCCATAAGCAACATGCTCAAGATTTCCTCTTGATACCGGATATCATATTTGTATTTCGTATCTACTTTTCTTTCATCACTTGAGACTAAGCCCTTCAGGAGGTCGATTTTCGACTGATTTAATTCTTCCATTTATATTTACCTTATTTTTTCATTAATTATATTTTCTATGTATTCTTTGCTTCCGTCCCACGTATATGGTATTTCTATTAGAATTATATTGTTCTTCTCGCACAACAACCTTTTCTCTTTATCTCTATTTTTTAATTTGGCGAGTGATTTTTCGCCACCCCAAAATGGAACTGCCATATAATGTTGTTGCCCTTGATATTCTATTGCTAATTTAAGCGAAGGAATAAATATATCCAATTGAGCACAATGTTTCGATTTGTTGAACTTTATATTTTTACTAGTGTAATTAAATACTACTTCCAAATTGGGAAATAAATCCTTAACTATACCAAAAATCCTTTTCTGCTTTTTGAGCAATGGGAAAAACTCGTTTGCATCCCATTTGTGTTCAGGATACGTGTCCATAACCAATTTAGGAGGCGAATACCCATACAACCTCATTAATCCATCAGCTCCCGTTCTAGAAAAATCATTACATGTTATTTTATACCAATCATCTTTTGTTTTAAAGTTCAATTTTTCACTTAACCAATCCATATACTTCTTGCGATTATCACTATTTAACCAATGTCGTTTTGGAACTTGAGGCATTAGCCATTCTTTCCAGTCGTTTTCTGGCATTAGGTCATTTAGCATTTTAACTCTTGAATTTCCATAATACCAACTCATCATTGTTTCTCCGTAATTTATTTCAAAATCCTTTAGCGTGACCTTATACCAATCTTCATAAGTTTTGCATTTTAATTTATTTCCCAGCCAGTTTAAGTATTTTTTCCTATTTTCCCATTTTTGCCAAAACCCCATTGGTGTCATGGAAAACATCCATTCTTTCCAACCATGTTTTGGGAAATACTCCTTTAGAGCAGTCAATAATGACCCATTGTATTTCATAGATAAAATTGATCCACCGTAATTTTTATTGAAGTCAGAAGTTTTAGCCTTGTACCAATCTTTGGGGGTTTTATATCCCAATTTATCATTTAGCCAATCCATATATTTAATGCGGTTATCTTTGATATCCCAAAATCCTTTGGGAACACGATTGAATTTCCATTCTTTCCAATCATGTTTTGGCAAATACCATTTAAGCAGGTCATTGACTGATTGATTATGGCAAAGCAATGCTCCCCACCCATCATTTTCAATTATTCTATCCATGCTGATTTCATACCAATCCTCTGGAGTTTTATATCCTAGTTTAGTGCCAAGATTATCCATGTATTTTTTACGTTCTTCGGTGTTCCAATATTGGTTGTCTAATTCTTTGCGACACTTAAAACTG